TTGCCCACCTTTGGCATAAAACTCAACAGCATCAGGATTATCCTTTCTCTGGATAATCTTTTTGCGTGGCATCTTAGATGGGTTAACTGCTCCCATCCCTCGGCTGGCTCTCATTACTTATGAGCGTGACCGCCACCGCACATTGCTTCAACGTGCTCGTGGTGATGTTTGTGACCATGCATACCGCCATCATGCTCTTTTAAATGCTTTTCGTGAGCGTGATGTTTATGGATATGACCGCCATGAGCATGACCACCATCATGTTCTTTCAAATGATGCTCAATATGCTCGTGATGTTTTTTGTGTCCGTGTGACATAAATTTCTCCTAATTAACAGTATTTGGTTTTTGTATGACCACGTTTAGCAATGCCATCAGCACGGCTAGATGTAGAACCACCATGAGCCATTTTCTTAATATGACCACCATGTTTTTTACCAGAAATAGAACCAGATGTGCCAATAGTGTTGTCACCATCGTTATGCATCTTTGGTTTGCGATCTTCAGTATGACCACGTTTTTGAACTTTTGATTCGCCAAAACGACCAAGTTTGTTAGAACCAGCTTCAACATCATGTTTCATGCCACGAGGACCCATAGTTTCTTTTTCTTTCATATGACCACGAGGCTCTGTGCTGGCTTCACGTTTAATAGCACCACCCATTGCATATTTCTTCATATGGGCTTTGCCACCATGACGCATACCAGCTGCTTCGTGCTCTTCTTCTTTAGCAAGTTTACGAAGTTCTTTAGCCTGGTGCATTTCATGTTCTTTTTCAGCATGAGCATGACCACCTTTAGCCATTTTTTTGGTGTGATGACCTTCATGTTGAGCCATATGGTGTTCAGCCATCGCTAAATGGTGATGAGCTAAATGTTTGTGATGCTCTTTAGACAAACCACCATGTTTCATGCCACCAGCCATAGGACCTGCTGGAGGTGCCATTGGAGCAGCAGCTGGAGTTGGCATGGCACGAGCTGCCATCATAGCCATCGCTGGGTTTACACTACGTTTTTTTGTTGCCATGTTGATTCCACCTTTTTTAAAATGTTTGCCTTTATCGGCTTTTGCAAAATCCTCACCTACCGATTGAGGAACTCCTACTTTTTTGGCAAAAGCCTTGTTGTGGGCTACTGCCTCCATAAAATCATGCTGTCGTTTGGACTTACTTGGCATTATTTATGTCCTTCAATAAACCTGTCAAGCTTTGCTTCAATGCGGTCAAAGCGGTTGATAATTTGGTCCATATCGCTGCGAACTTCGATTTTAGTAATGTAATCACGAGCTATTTCCTCACGAGTTTTATTGATGAGTATGCCTTGGCGAGCAAGTTCATCTGCTTTTTCCTTAAGCACAAAACTCACGATAGCTCCTAATACATAGGCTACAACAGTTAATATCTCGTATATAGACATTTAACATTTCCATGCTCTTAAAGATTTATTAATACGACTGTTTGGATCATTTGCTGTTTCAGCACTGGTCAATCTTTTTTTCATGCCTTCCATGCGAGCACAGAAGGACTTTTTACGGCTGCCACCTTCTGGCTGTGGTGCTTTTAAATGAGCACCATGCTCTTTGTTATAAGAAGCTCTACCCTTGGCATTTAAACCACCACTAGGGTTTTTACCCTCTGATCGTTGCCAAGCTGGTGTCTTTTCCATGATTAATTACCATTAGAAATTAATTTACCAGCAACAATAACACCTACTTGAACAGCAGAGCTGTTTGAAGTGCCTATTTGCCACTGAAGATCCGTTTTTTCTGGATATAAAAATGGAACTTGGCTTCTGTAAATAGTGTAAATAGAGGTAAATGCTTGTTGCAAAATAGTAGACTCTACACCTGTAGCATTGTTAATGGCTTGGACTTGGTAGTACATATTTGAACCACCATAACCATTATCGGTATTAACTTCTACAATTTCTAAATAAAAGCTAGAACCAGCTGGCACTGTATAAATAGTGCTTTGATTTTTACCAATACCAGCATTAATTTGAGCCACTATATTAGAAGATTGCTTAACAGTGATAGTTCCTTGGTTAGTTAAATAACCAGATGGAGCTGTCAATAAAGATAAGTTATTGATGCGTAAATAGCTTTTGGCAGTGGTTACACCAGTAGTTCCATTAACTCGAATTACTTCTGAAATGGAGTTAAAGTTTGCATCTAAACCGCTAATTAACATATTACATACGTCAGAAGTTGACGTACTAACTACAGTCATAGTAGTTGCAGTTGTTGGATATACATACGCAGCAGCATTTTCCCAAATAGGGGCTGGGGTAGCTTGAGGCGATGTTGTAGAGGTAATATTCGTGTTGTAACCAAAAATGTTTAAAGAACTATGACCATAGATTTGCCCACGAGAAACTTGTAAATCAAATGGCTCAGTCTGTCCTTTACGAGTGATAGACGTTACCGAATTATTGGTATTTGGTATTCCATTTGGGCTTTGTGCCATATTAATCTCCTAAGTTTTAAAAAGTTGGGGGGTTATTACACCCCCCTAAGAGGATTAATTAATCAAAGTTACCGTATGGGTAAGTTGTACTTGTACCAATGTTCATATCATTCTGGTTGTAACGTAAAGTTATTTCAACTTGACCAGAAGATAAACCAGCAGCTGATGTAGTCATACCCAAAGTTACAACTACTTGGCTAAACCATGAAGGCTGTTGACCAGGTTGTAAGTTTTGGAAATCTTGCAAAGTAGCGTTGCTATTGGTTAACTGTGAGCCAACATAAGTTGCTGTATAACGCTGTGCAGCTGGGCTAGAGATGTTTGCAAATGTTGCATAAACACCAGTAGAAGTTGCAAAGTTGTTAGAAACATATGGTTGGATCGCAGTTACTGCCAAAGGTGTACCAGCGCTATCTTTAGGAACTGTACCAATATCAAGGATAATGTCGGTGATATTGCAGCTATATGGCAGATAGAACACTGCGCCACGATAAACAAGAGTTGTTGCATCAGCTGTTGGAGCTGTAGCTACAGTAGGTCCGTTAGTGCTATAAGCACCAGCTTGTGGCTTATAAATAACACCAGCAGAGTTAGGAATATTGTTAGAGGCAACAAAAACACCAGAACCACCACCATAGTTAGAACCAGTTGCAGTTACTGAAAAATCTAAAAGAGCTGTTTGAACGAGGTCTGTATAACCAACGTCACGAACTGGACCAAAACGATTATCACCAGATAAAATTGGTCCTTCAAATGTACTACGTCCCATAATGGACTCCTTATGCAAAAGTACTTATGCCGATCTTTGCATCGTCTGCTGGGGCAGTGGTGGCATAAGTGAATCACCCAGATATAACAAGTTTACTACTTTATACGCTTTGTGCAATCTTTTTTCAAAAAAAATCCCCAGTTTTTTTAGGCTGGGGATCAAACTCCTCACGAGAGTTTAGTATGAACCGTAAACACCTAATGGATCAGAAACACCAAAGGAATAACGCTCACGAGACTTGTATCTTACGTTACCAGTATCGAAGTCGCCATCCATAGAGTTCTGGAGTGGTGTACGAACAAACATCTTCAAACCGTTTGGAACATCAGTGGTCAAGAACCATGCGTTTGTTGCGGTCAAGAAGTGGTTAATTGCGTAACCTTCTGGAACTGCACCATTGTTCTTAATTGCATTGATGTCGTTGTTGTTTGTACCAACACGCAATTCAGTTTCAAGCAAACGAGTTGCAACGAACTGTAATGCAGGTGGAATAATCAACTTCTTCGGTTTTGCAGCGATCAACAGACCACGTTCATCTGTCCAAGCAGCGATTTGAATAACAGCGTTTTCCAGCGCAGTTTCGTTCAAGTCAGCAGGAGTAGATGGAGTGTTGGCGTTAGTACCACCAGAAATCAAAGGATGTGCAGTAGAGAACAAAGGCTGACCGTCACCATAGGTGAACTGGCTATTAAAACCGTTATTCAATACAGCAGCAGCTTTAACCTGTTTGGTGTAAGCCATAGCACGAGCCAAAGCCTTGGTATAGCGACCAGATAACGAGTCATACAAGTTATCTTCGATTGCCTCTTCAGTCAAACTGAAGCCCAAAGCGATAGTTTCATGGTTGTAACGAGCTGTCCATGCTTCTTGTCCGTTGTCATAAGCGATGGCTTGGCCTTCGTTTTTGACTGGAGCAGCTGAAAAGCCTGACAGTTTTGTTTCTTCTTCAAAAGAACGCTCAGAGGTCTCGATTTCATAGATCTCTTTGTGTTCTTCACCGTAACGAGCATACTCAAGACCAAACAGGGCGTTTAATCCAGGTAATAGCTCTTTTAGTAGTTGTGCACGAGAAATAGCCATTTAAATGCTCCTTAATTAAACACCAGTGGCATTGAAGTAGCTGTGGTAACCGAAGTTCCAAGTTACTAATGCTTCTGGGTAGCCAGTGAAAGAAAACTGTGCATTTGTCGACTGAGCTGTTGTTACAGCTGTGTTGATAGTTACAGTTGTGCCGTTTACAGTTGTTACATAGGTATTGGAGCCAGCAGTGATGCCAGGACCAGAAATAACCATACCTGGGAGGATTGCAGTGTTAGCAGCAGATAAAGTGATCGTTGTGCTAGAAGATGTAGCATTTTGGGTCACTGTAACAGCTGAAGCAGGTACAACGCCTACGATACGGAAAGGAGCCGATGTAGTCAAAGGTGTAATCGCTGATGTGCTTGTGGCAGCAGCAGAGATTGCAATACCAGCAGATGAATCGCCAGTAGTTGTCGAACCAGTGTTACCAGCAGCAGCACCAATGTAATAAGCATTAGAACCAACGAAAGCTGGGTTTAGGTATTGAATGGTTGTAGAACCACCAGTACCAGCTGGGTTAGACAAACAAACTGCTTGGAAAACAGCTTGAGGATCATCAACAACATAACCAATAGCATCTGGAGCTGTTGTAGAAGCTTGCCAGAACTGATAACGATTTTTACCGTAGATTGGACCACCAGTTGTTGAATACTCGCAACCAACAAACACGCCAATTGTGCCGTTAACAGCAGAAGAAGCATTGTATGCCAATGTTGAAGATACTAAGTTACCAATGTTTGCACCAGTACCAATTGCTACAACGTCACCGTTGAACAAGCTAGTACTGTAACCGTTGGTGATAGGGAACATACGGGTAGAACCCGCAAATACACGACCACCAATAAGGTTAACTGGCTTTAGCCCGTAAGGGGCTGCTACTGTAGGATAAGCCATATAAATCTCCTAATAAGTTAAGAACCTTTACCAAATGACACTGTAGACTTCCGTTCTTGGAACAGAGGCATACGAGAATCGCTTTGCCGTAAAAAACTATTGTCTACTGCTTCTGCATTTGCTTGGGTTTGGTTGTTCTCATAATCCATCCTTGCCTTCACAAATTCCTCAGGAATTTTGCATAACAGTAAACCACCGATTTCGATATTGTCTTTGTATCGACTATCTGGATCGGTCAACATTCCATATTTCGGTTGCTCTTCAGCTCTGACTGCTTCCCAGCCTTCTCTTAGTTTGGAAGATAAGTTGCGAGGGTCAGCGTTGTTAAGCATCGAAACCCTAACCCAGCGATAAGCATAACCTGCTTGCTTGTCTGGTTCAGGTAACAACTCAGGGGGTTTCCACGCCATAGGGCGAGCCTCTTGTTGCCTTGTTTCAATTTCACGGGGGGTACGATTGTTATTAGCCATTTTGGGACTCCGTTTTAACTAGTTCGTTGTAATATTGCTCTGGCGTAATTTTGAATTTCTTAGCCAGTTCCATTTGACGGGTGTTTAATGTGATCTTTTTTGAAGACGTTGACCTCGTTGCTGGAGCAACCACCGTGCTTTTACGAGTTGTAGCAGGAGATTTGGTTCCTGCTTCTTCCCCAAATTTCTCTGGGAAACGTCTTCTCATTTCGGTATCTATAGCGTTCCAGTAATGATCGGAGCCTGTCGGGACTCCCTCACGTTCCAGCCGCTTATGGATTCCCATAGCGAGAAAACTCATGTCATCGTCAGTGCCGTACCATTTGTTTTTGTCAAGCCACGATTGGGTTTTTGAGTCCAGTCGTGTTGGTTGGCGCTGCTGTTGAGGTATTTGTACATCAACTTCAGAAGATTGTAAAGTATTTTCGTCATATTGTGGAATATAACGATCCATCTCTCGAGCTTTAAATTTAATTTCAGTTAAACGCTCTTGAGCTTCTACTAAACGCTCTGCATCGCCAGAGTCATAAGCCTCTTTGTATGCACGTCTTGCTTGATCAAGATCAGAGGCAATTTTTTCTTTAGCTGTTGATACATACACCTTTTCGCCATCAGAAAGTCGACCTTTAAGCCGTTTGTTTTCTTCAAAAATGGTGTTAGCAACCCGAACAGCTTCTTCGTTTTCACGCTGGATAGCTTCTTTAGCCCTGCGTTCATCGTTAATTAGCTTTTTCATCTGCAAAAGGCGTTGTTTTGCCTCTTTAGAATAGGCTTCTAAGTCATCATTGTCGATTTCTTCAACGATTTCTTTAGGAAGCGGTGCTGCATTAATACGATCTTCTTCTGGGGTATCGTCAACAATCTCTAATTCAACCTCTGGTGGGGTTGCATCATCACTTTCCAAAAAAGAAAAGTCTTGTTTTTCAAATTCAGCCATGTTTTTTCTCCTTAAACACGAGTAATTCCACGAGGATCTTCAACTACAGCCTCGACAGAATCGTCATTAATTAATCGGAACTCACGACCATGAATCTTTAGGCGTGTGCCAGTGTTTGGTCTGGCAAGAATAAAGTCACCTTCTTGGCACCAAGGACCAGTAGGAAACCTTTTTTCATCTTTGTAGCAATCAGGTCCCATTTTGATAACAAAAAAGACGGTGGAAAGCACTTCTTCCATTTGCAGTGTGGCATCCGCTTTGAGGATTCCACCAGCGTGTTCTTTTTCAGCATCAGGAATACCAACAAGCATACGATAGCCTTGTGGCATGGGTAATTGTCTTGCTTTTTCTTCACCTGTTTGAGGCAAAGTCGTTACGTTACTCACATCATCGGGGTTTGAGCCGATTAGTATTTCACTCATCAAAATTCTCCAAGTTCTTTTTAAGGTCTGAAATGTACATCCTTACAGACAGAAGACCCGTTATCTGTCCGCAAGTCTTTTGGTAGTCAGCGTAGTCTTTGGCTACACCAGTACCAAGGGACTCTTCCAAGTCCCTTACTCTCACATCTACCTGTTTGAGGAGATGATCTAGTATTTTTTCCTTCATTCAATTTCCTTTTTAGGTTTGGCTTTTTGAGCCTGGGTTTTTGCCATTTCAGCTAAGATTTTGAGCTTCTCTGACTGGCGTTGTTGATTCATCTGGGCTTTATTACTTCCTATTTGATGACCTAATTTCATTCCTTCTAATTCTTGTTTAGCAGCAAGGTTGGCTTTATCAGAAGCAGTTTTTGCTCCAACTTGCATACCAGCAATTTCTTTTTGCGCTGCAATACGCATTTTTTCAATTTCAATTTGATCAGCTTTACCAGCTGCATCCATAGCCAGTTTCTTCTGCTTAATGTCGATTTCCTGTGCTTTAAGCTGTAATTCTTTCATCTGCATCTGAACAATAGGATCTTGAGCAGCTTGCTGTGCCTGTTGTGCAGCCACCGCAGTTTGGTTTTGTTGCAATAGATTTTGAGCAGCTGGGACAGCCAGACGAGCAATTTGCATTTCTTGTTCTGGAGTCATATGAACATCTGGATCATCGTCATCAGAATACGGAATGTTAATGCCCATTTGCATCTGCATTTGTCGCATATATTCAAGACCAACGTGTTCAGTAATGTGAGCTTGCATCGCTTGAATCATCATTGGAGCTTGTGGGTTTTGACCAATAGTTTGTTTGATCTTTGGATCATTCATAGCAGCCATATGAATCTGAATATGGGCTTGATGGTCTTGACCAATGAAGGCTTTTAATGGTTTGTTCTTTAAGGCGTTGACGTTTTCCGTTACTGGATCTGTAGGCTTCATGTCCTCTGGCAATGGAACCAATTTCTCTAGGTTCTTAATGCCAATCACTTCTAACATTTGGCGATGTAAGTAAGGAAGGTTATAAAGCTGGGGAGCCGTCTGAGATAACTGTAGGGCAGCTTGATACTGCACTACTTTTTGGCTCATGGTTGCTGCGTTTGGATCTGATACGGGAATGATATTGACCATATCGTAGTCAGATTTACGGGCTGTACGATTACCGCTGGTAGGTTGGTAACTGTAATCTTCTGGGGCGTAATCAGCAATAATTTTTTTGAGCAGCTTAAATTCTTGCTTCATGGAGTAATGAATACGAGCTTGAATCGCAGACATGACTTTTAATGTGCGCTCTAGAATTGCTAAAGTTGTGCCCACTGGAGCTTGGCTGCTCATATCCGATGCTTTTAAATCACCTGAAGAAGCAAAACGTCTGCCTTCTTCTACGATCTGGTTTAGCAGCGCCATCAATGTTTGGCTTGGCTCTTTGTACGGCAGTGGCATGATGTTGTCTTTCATCGCACCACTTGGAACGTCTACGTCACGGAACTCACCTGGAGCTATCGGGGTATCGTCACCTTTGACACGCAACCCACGAGTCTTAAAGCCCCCTGGAAGATTGGACAATGACCCTGCATCAACCAGCTGACGAAGGATGGAAGTGCCCGACTTAGCAAAAGCTCCAATAAGATGAATAAGCCCGAAATGATAAAAGCCGAAGCCAGGGATATAACCATAATGTACAAAATGCTGGCGTTTTTGGTGTGTTTTGTCATCTGGATCCCAGTTTCTACGGATTGCTAACACCTGTCCGTTTGATTTTTCAATGGTTACAACATAAGGAAGAGCAATACCTGTTGGTTCGCCATGTTTATCTGTGTGCTCAAAACCTTCTAAATCAAGGTGGCAGTGCATTTCAAGGACTTTAAAACGGTCATCGGTTGATGCCCTAAAGCCTAATTTTTCTGCAATTTTCTTTTCAATCTCGTCTAAGACGTTATCTGGCGATCCTAGATTTAAATCACGATAGAACCCTTCATACTGTAGGCGTTTGAGTTCGTTTTCTGTCTTACGCATCACATGGGTAATGCGTTCTGCGGACTCTAGACTAGATGCACCGTAAGGCACAACCAGATCTTCAGCAGGAATATACATCGAGACTTGACGATCTAGGCTTGGATCTACATAAACTTTTTTAAAGCCGTTACCTGAAAGCCCTACACCCCAGAGCATACGCTCATGTTCAGGGCGAAACTCTTGCATCACGTCAGTTAATTCATGGTTCATGTCTTCTACAACACGCTCCATTGCATCTTTTTTCTCTGATGTTTCTTTACCAACAATCTCGCCCTTGACTGGACCAGCAGCTGGAAAGGTTTCCATGATGGTTTCAGATTGGAATTTAATCACTGCTTCGGCTAAGACTGGGTGGTAAACACCGCAAGCACCTTCCCAAGGTTCTGAACGCTCTTCAATCTTTAAGCCAAGAAGTTCTAAGCCATCAACATAGGTTTGAATCCAGTCACGTCTAGAATCAATGTCCGATTGAAAGTCTTCTAAGAGTTCGCTGGCAATCTGTAGTAAAACCGATTCAGGCAAGTATTCAGCAAGGTTGGCATCAAAGTCTTCAATCACCTCGCCTCCCATTTGGATTTCCATTCCACCAACTTTTACGTCTACCTCTTCAGGGTCAACAATTTCAATTTCAACATCTGGTCCTTCTAAATCAGGTAGACCTTGGGGGGCTGCATACATTGCTTTATCGATTGACATAAGGATCCTTAGTAATAACCTTTTTTACGCCTAAATTCTTGTGGCTCATCTGGCTCATCGCTTTGCAGCGTAATAAAGCCACCTCTTCTAAATCTTAACAGTGCTTGGGTTGTGGAGTCTACTAAGTCATCGTGATCTGAATTGGGAAATGCTGCTAATTCCTCTACTACTTCTTCAGCCCAGCGTTTTCTTGG